GGAGGGCGGCGACGATGATCGAACAACCATTGCCGCACTGGTTGCGGCGCAAGCCGAACTCGGCCAAGTGGCCGCTGCGCGTGACGCGCTGCAGGAGAAAGTCACGCAGCTCGAGGACGAGGTCGAATCGCTGACGGTCGGTCGCGAGACCCTAATCAAAGAGCGCGACGCATTGCTGCCCCTGGTCGGCGAGCGTGACGCTCTGCGCACCGAGCTCGAGGCCCTCAAGGCCAAGAAGTCGGGCAAGTCCGCCCCGGCCGCTGAATGATCGGCGATGACGACCTCGCGTCGTTCTTCGATCCCGAGGAGTTCGGCTGTCGTGTGGTGATTATCGGCCGCGGTGGCGTGCCAGCCGACGTCCTGGGCATGTGGGGCGACCCTGCTGCCTTTGGACGGATACAGCGCCCCGACGTGGCCAAGGGCGCCGCGCAATTGCGCGTCCGTGCCGACCTCAAGGTGCTGCAGGTCCCCAACGAGGACGTGCCGGCCGATTGGTCAGTCGCCAAGGTCGTCGACGCCGGCGTCGAATTCGCTATCACTGAGGTCGCGCCGCATGGCCGGCTTCGCTCGCTGCTGACGTTGGTCCCATACGGCGATCGCGCCGATCGAGAAAAGGACACCAAGTCAAATGGCTGGATTCCGAATCGACCTCGAGCTGGCTGAGGGCTTCGCCGCTGTGCCCGAGATCCTCAATCGGGCGCAGCGCCAGCTTGACCTTGCCGCGGCCCGCGCGCTGCGCAAAACCGCACAGTGGTTGCGGACGCACAGCACGCGGGAGATCGCCAAAACCCTCGGGATAGTGCAAAGCCCGGTCCGTCACCGCTACAACATTTTCAGCCAGGCCACCGGCAACCAAGTCAAGGTGTGGGTCGGCCTGCAACCCATTTCGGTTCACTACCTCGGCAACCCCAAACAGACCGCCACCGGCGTCGCTGTGGGCCATCGCACCTATGACGATGCGTTCATCAGCCAGGTAAAGAACGGCCCGGCCATGGTCTGGCGCCGTAAGGGCCGCGAGCGGCTCCCCCTGGTGCGCGTCACCGAGGATTGGGAAGGCCCCGCCCTGGATCTCCTCGGCCGCTGGGAGAAGCGCGCGCAGGCGCGGTTCGTCGAGCTATTCGAGCAAGAGGCACGCTATGCCCTTAAATCGTCTGGATAGAGTTTCAGACCTGTTTTTCGCAATAGGCGACGCCATCCTGCAGGCCGATATCGGCGTCAGAGTTGGCAATTACGACGCCTTCGACGGCGTGGTGCGCGATGCGACTGTGCTGATCGAGCTCGAGGGCACCGCCCCGGCCGATCGCAGCAACGACGGCCGGATCGGCCACCAAGTCAATGTGACGCTGCACGGCGTCGTCGCAAGGTGGCGGGAGCACGCAGCGCTCGAGGCGGCCAACCTGGCCACCCTGCTCGAGCGTCTGGCCAAGGATAACCGCTGGGGCCTTCCGGGCCGTCAGTGTGGCTTTCCGCAGAACCTGCGCAGCGGCCCCTCGATGTTCCAGAACGGCGCCGAGGGTTATGACGCCTGGGCGGCCAGCTTCACGCAAACCGTCTATATCGGCGACGTCCTCGAGGTCGACCCGGTGATAACCGCCATGCCGCTCGCGGCTTGTTCCTGGCAGGTCCCTAGCCTGGACGATCCGGCGCAATACCGCCCTATCGAGGATCTGGACCCATGATGGACGCGATCGCGCGAATGATTAGCGCCGAGGTGCGGCCGTTGATCGACGAGATCCTCGACTTGCGCACCGAGATCGAGGACCTGCGCCGGCGCACCGAAAACACCATCCGCATCGGCATCGTCGAGTCGGTCGACGCCGGCAGCGGTCGCGCGGTGGTCGGGCATGGAGATCTGAAAACGCCGTCTGTGCGCTATTTCATGCCCTCGGCCGGCGAGCAGAGCGAAACCCGCCACCCTTCGGCCGGCGAGCAGTGCCTGCTCCTGAATTTCGGCGGTGGCGATAGCGGCGCGCAGACGGTCGCCCTGTGCGGCATCCCTTGCGATGCCTTCCCCTTGCCGTCCACCAGTCCCGACGAGACCCGCCGGATCTACAAGGACGGCGCGGCCAGCAGCTACGACCACGCCACGCACGCATTCACCTGGGCCAGCGGCCCGCTGAGCGTCACGGCCACCCGCGAAAACGTCGAGGTGCTGCTCGGGGCTGTGGGCTTCGCGCTCGATGCGACGGGCGTGCATTTCCTCGGCCCCCTGGTCGACCACATGGGCAAGCTCATTAGTAAAGCGTAGGCCCCCGCATGATCGGAATCGATAGAAGTACCGGCGCCGCCGTCAACGACTGGCAGCAGTTCGTTCAACGCGCGACGCGGGCGCTGACTACCCCCATCGGCACGCGCACCAAGCGGCCGACCTACGGCTCGGACCTTCCCGAGCTGCTGGCCAAAAACACCGGCGACGGCCTGCTGCTGCTCGCGCAGAGCTACGCCTCGGCGACCTTTTACAACGAGATCAACGGCATCGGCGACTTCGCGCCCGAGACCGTGCTCGCCAGCCGGCGCACCAACGGCGCCGGCGTGCTCCTGCAGATCTCGGGCACCTGGCGCAATCGCAAAATGACGTTCGAGGTGGTGACGTGAGTATGTTAATCCCCGGGCAGAACCAGCTCGCCGAACCTGAGATCGTCAAGGTCCAGCAGTTCGAGCCGCTGCTCGCTGCCCTCAAGGCTATGGTGGTCAGCTACGCGCAGCGCAAAAGCCCCGAGCTGGGCGAGGCGCTGGCCATCAGCCTTGCGAACGAGTCCGAGCTGCTCACGGTGGTTTTCGAGGCCCTGGCGACCCGCCTGCAGACGAAGGCGCGCGACGATAACGCGAAGATCAAGCAGTCGCTGGCCTGGTGGGCAAACGGCACCAATCTAAACGCCAGGCTCGCCGATATGGGCCTCGAGCGGCAGATCATCAAAAAGGGCGACCCGAACGCCTACCCACCGCAGCCCGACGTCGAGGAAAGCGACGACGCTGCTCGCCTGCGCTACTACCTGGCGCCTCATGCGCCGGCCGCGGGCTCGCGGATGCAGTACCGCCGCGAGGCCCTGACCTTGGCAGGCCGGGCAAGCGTCTCGGTGGAGACCCCCAACGCCGGAAAAGTCGTGGTGACGTACACGTTCAACGATGACGGCTACGCGGCCAAGGTCAAGGACGCTACGGCGCGCCGCACGTCCCCCGGCCAGGTCACTGTGACCGTGCTCGGCCAGGACGGCGACGGTGTGCCCTCGGCGGATCTGCTCGCCGCGGTGGCCAAGCATTTCGACCGGCCTGACGTGCGTCCCGAAACTGACGAGGTACTGGTCAAGCCTGCAGCGATCAAGCCCTACAAGATCCGCGCTCGGGCCTACATCAATTCCGGGCCGGATACGTCGTTAACCAAGGCCACCGCCACGGCGGCGCTGCAGACCTACGCCGACGAGCGCCACCGCCTCGAGGCGCGCATCGATCCGAGCTGGATCGATTACACGCTGCACGCCGCCGGCGCCGTTCGCATTGAGATCCTCGAGCCGACTGAGGCGATCGTCGCCAAGGCCAGCGAGGCGCCGTATTGCACCGGCATCGAGCTCGAGGTCGCGACGCAATGAGTGACGACACCAGCGCCGAACTGGCGCCGATCCATGCCGGCGGCTCGATTCTCGAGCGCGCCATCGATATCGGTTTCGGGCACTTCCTCGATCAGATCATCGCGCCGTTTCCCGAGCTGCTCGATCCCTCAAAAACGCCGGCCGAGTTTCTGCCCTACCTGGCGGCCGATCGCGGCGTCGACGAGTGGAACCCGGACGCCAACGAGACCGAAAAGCGGCTCACCGTCGCCCTGGCCTGGCCGACCAAGCGCCAAGCCGGCACCCGGGCTGCGCTCGAGAACGCAATCAAGGGCCTGCAGCTCCTGCCCGACGTTACAGCCTGGCATGAGCTGACGCCCAAGGGCACCCCGTACAGCTTCACCGTTAGGGCCTTTGCCGATACGCCCTATAGCGAGGAGATCAACGCGCGCCTCGACCAGCGCCTGGCCGCTGCAAAGAGCGAGCGCGACACCCTGACCGTCTCGATCGGCCTGACCGCCACCGGCCCGCTGTACATCGCGGCCGGCGCGATCTTTTCCGAGGTCGGGACGGTTCAGCCTTATTTGCTCGAGGGCCTGGAAGTCTCCGGCGTGCCGTACCTGGCCGCCGCGACTTACACCATCGAGATAACCACCATCAAGCCCATGGAGTCGTGATGGCCGACTATTACACCCTCCTCACCAATGCCGGCCTGGCCCATGAGGCGGCTTGCAAGGCCAACGGCGTCGCGATCAAGCTGAGTAAATTCTCGGTCGGCGACGGCAAAGGTTCCGTTTACAACCCTGATGCCACCATGACCGAGCTGCGCCGCGAAGTGTGGCGAGGCGATATCAATGCGCTGCTGCAGGATGCGAATAACCCGAGCTGGCTGGTCGCTGAGCTGCTCCTGCCCGACAACGTCGGCGGCTGGTATATCCGCGAGGCTGGCATCTGGACCGATACCGGCATCCTATACGCCGTCGTCAAATACCCCGAGTCATACAAGCCCGTACTGGCCACCACCGGCGCCGGGAAAGAGTTTTACATCCGGGCTATTTTCCAGACCAGCAACGCGCCCAACGTGGTCCTGGCGGTCGACGAGTCGATCGTTAAAGCAACCCGGGCCTGGGTCGTTGATTACGTCGCCGGCGAGCTGGCGAAACTCGACTACAAGCAATCGGTGCGGGTGGCCACGACCGGCAATATCACCCTGAGCGGTGCACAGACCATCGATAGCGTGCCTGTCGTCGCTGGCGATCGGGTGCTCGTCAAGAATCAAACCAACGCCTGGCTAAACGGCATTTATGTCGTGGCTAACGGTGCGTGGATCAGGGCCGCGGACGCCGACGCCAGTGTCGAGGTGACGTCCGAGCTCATGGTCGCGGTCGAGGAGGGTAACGCCAACGGCGACAGCCTCTGGCACCTGACCACCAACGCTCCGATCGTCGTGGGCACGACGCCGCTGGCCTTCGCGCAGATCTACACCGCCGCGCAAGTCGTTACCCTGCTGGCCGCCAAGGCGCCGCTGGATAGCCCTGCGCTGAAAGGAAAGCCGACCACGCCGACCCCGGCCGGCGGCACGAATGACCTGCAGATCTCTAACACCGCGTTTGTGATGACTGAGATCGCAAAGGCCATATCCAACCTGATTGGCGGCGCTGGTCCGGCGCTCGACCAGCTCAACGAGCTGGCTGCAGCGCTGGGCAATGATCCGAACTTTGCGACCACCATCGCGACCGCGCTCGGCCTCAAGGCTCCATTGGCCAGCCCGGCCCTGTCTGGCTTGCCAACGGCCCCGACGCCAGCGATCGGAAACAACTCGAACCTTCTGGCCACCACCGCGTTTCTCGCGGGCACGCTGCAGGCTTACGGCCTGGCCGGCAATCAGGCCCCGAACTTCGGGGACACGATCAGCCTGGATACGGCTGCAACGGGCTCCCTGGTGCGCTGCGAGGGCATGGCAAGCAAAGCCGCAGCATTGAGCTGGCCGAGCACTGGCGTTTCGGCAAACACGCCGCAAGCCTTCGACGTAATGACCATGGGCACCGCCGGCGCCGCGGCCCGCGTGGTGCAATTCGCCACCGAGGTTTTCGGGGCGGGTGGTAGCAGCCGCGGCCGCACGTTTATCCGGGTCAAGCACGATTCGGCGTGGTACGCCTGGCGCGAACTGGCCTTCACGGATGCGTTTGCCACGGTGGCCACCACCGGCAAGTTTTCCGACCTGCTGGATCAAACCGACCATGTGTTTCGAGGCGCCACCTCTGGCGTCGCGTGGAAAACCGTCTCGCTGCTGAATGCTGACCCGGCCGGGCACTTGTCGTTGGAGTATCGAAACTCCAACGGCGTTACGGTGATGTCTCTGCAGGGTTTGAACGACGGCAAAGGTGGCTGGCGTCCTCGGTTCTACTACACCAAGGCGGGCTTAACGAACGCCGATCGCCGAACCTATTGGGGCGGCGTGAACGACGACGATATCGTCGAGTTTGCAGGGCCGATGCAGGTCCGCCAGGGTGGCTACCTTCTCGACAAGACCACCGCGACGCTGTGCGTGAAAAGTGACGCCAGCGACGGCACTGGCGGCTTAACGGTCAGCAGCCTTGCGCCAACTCTGGCCATGGTGGATCGATCGGAAGGCGCGCGTTCTTCGCGCTGGCGCACGGATGCCAATGGCCTTTATCTGGACTGGGACAACGCCGACAACGGCGCGACCTGGAACCCGCCGCTACTGACGGTTTTGCCTGTTGGCGAAATTCTGTCTAAGTCGCCGAATAACTGGCGAATTATGAGCGGCAATTACGGCACGTTCTGGCGGAATGACGGCGCGTCGCTTTACCTGATGATTACCGCGTCGGGTGATCCGGCCGGCCCGTGGAGCCCATTGCGGCCGCTTGCGATCGACCTGGCCAGCGGGCGGATGGTTTGCTCGAATGGCTTGGGCATCACTACTGCCGGCCGTGGCGATAACAGCACGAACGCAGCCAGTACCGCTTTTGTGATGGAAGCGGTCGGCAATCGCGCCGGCGCGGTCGACTTCTTCGCGCGTTCTGACGCTCCGTTCGGTTATCTCAAGGCCAATGGTGCGGCAGTGAGTCGAGCGACCTACTCCGCGCTTTTCGCTGCAATTGGCACCCTTCACGGTGCGGGCGATGGGTCTACCACGTTCAACCTGCCGGACATGCGCGGCGAGTTTGCGCGAGGCTGGGACGACGCGCGTGGCGTGGATGCCAACCGGGTTATTGGTAGTTGGCAGGCCAGCCAAAACCTGGAACACAAACACACGGCGTCCACGGCAAGCGCGGGCTCTCACAGCCACACAACGTCGGTTAAAGGCGACCGTGCAAACGGCGAGGGGAACCTCGTCTATGGCGATGAAAACTGGTACAGCGACAACCTCACATTGCCGACCACGACGGCCGGTGCGCACACGCACAGCGTCTTTGTCGACAACTCCGGCGGCAGCGAATCGCGCCCGCGCAACGTCGCATTGCTGGCCTGCATCAAGTTCTAAGGGGACACCATGACCGACGAAGTAAACGGCGCCTCGCCCGAGGCTGTCGAGGGGACCCGCTTCCCTGAATTGACCACCCCGGCCGAGCCCTGGTGGTCCGGCCTGGCGCCGCCGACCACCTACGCGACCCACCCTGAAACGGGTGAATATGTCAGCCAGGCGCTGGCAGATCCGAGCCCGCTCGAGGACGGCGTCTGGCTGGTACCGGCGCGGGCCTATCTGGATTCGCCGCCTGACGTCATGCCGGGCTGGGCGCTGGTTCGCCAGGGCGACAAATGGCGCCAGGTCGAGGACCACCGCGGCAAGACGGTTTACAGCACGGAAACCCGCGAGTCTGTGATCTGGTCGGACCTGGGCGCCTTGCCCACCGGCTGGACGCTGCAGGCGCCGGCCACCGAATTCGACGATTGGGTCGACAAAAAATGGCAGGTCGACAAGGCCGCGCAGAGCGCCGCACTTATGCAGCGAGCCAGCCAGAAAAAGGGCCTGCTCCTGCAGTACGCAGCCGGGCAGCTAAGCATCCTGCAGGATGCGGTCGACCAGAAAATGGCCACCGACGACGAGGCCAAGGCGCTCGCCGCCTGGAAGTCTTACCGGGTGCTCGTCAACCGCGTCGAGGTGGATACAAGCGCCCCGGCGTCGAGCTCCTGGCCCGATGCGCCGAACCCGATCGCTATTGAGCGCTGGCTAACCGGCCAGGGCTATGAGGATCTCGCGCCGGTGTGACACCACCCCGCACACGATCAACCCACCCCCTTTCCATAGGCCGCCATTACGCGGCCTTTTTCATGCCTGGAGATCCTATGGCTGTGAAACACGAACGCCTCAATTACACCGTGCTCGTCCCCTATCCGCGGGGCGGTGGCCATTGGGCCGAGGCTGGCGAAAAGCTGGACCTGCTCGATGTCGAGGCATCCGCATTGCGCGCCGCCGGCCGCATTCAACTGACCAGCGTGCTCGAGGCCAAGGCCGCCGCCGCTGCTCCTGCAAAGAAACCCACCGCAAAGGCCAGCGAGTAACCCATGCCAAAATCGACGAGTTTTGAACACAACGGCATTTTGATTAATGCCACCGAATCGCCCGAGTCTATGGGCTCGCTGGGTAACAACGTCGTCGGCCTGGTCGGCACCGCGCCCAACAAGGTCGCCGGCATCCCGTTCAACGCCTGGTTTCGTATCGGCACCATGACCGACGTCGAGCAATTGGACCCGACCGGCGCCGAGGCGGGGACCCTGTACCAGACCGTCAAGCAGATCCTCAAAGTCACCAAAGTGCCGGTTTACGTGGTGATCGTGCCTGTCGGCGCCACCGAGGCCGACACGTTCAACAACGTCATGGGCGGGCGCGATGCGGCCACCGGCCGCCCGCTGGGCCTGCAGGCGCTGACCGGCACCCCCGAGGTGCTGACGATCATCGGCGCTCCGGGCTTCACCGGGAAAAAGGCGATGGCCACCGAGGTCGCAGCCATCGCCAAGAAGCTCCGCGCCCGTGCGGTCCTCGACGGCATTGACGGCACCGTGATCGCGCAAACCGACTACAGCGTCGACCTGGGCGCCGGCGTCGGCATGGATCGTTGCCTGGTGATCCACAACATGCCCGCCGTTTACTCCAAGGCGGCCAAGGCCAACGTGTTCCTGCCGCCGTCCTCGCTGGCGATCGCAGCCCTCGCGGCCGTGGCGCAGTGGGAAAGCCCGGGCAATCAGGTCACCAACGCCGAGGACGTATCGCGCACCGTCGAATACAACATCCTCGAGACCGGCACCGAGGGCGACCTGCTCAACCAGTACGGCGTCAGCTACTACGCGCGCACCACGCTCGGCGGTTTCTCGCTGCTGGGTAACCGCTCGATTACCGGCAAATTCATCAGTTACGTCGGCCTCGAGGACGCGCTCTCGCGCAAGTTGATCGCCGCCTCGCAGGAGGCAATGGCCAAAAACCTGACCCTGTCGTTCATGGAGCAGCGGGTTAAGAAAATCAACGACTGGCTGCAGACCCTGGTCGCATCCGAAACCATCCCGGGCGGCAAGGTGTACCTGCACCCGGATCTCAATAGCGTCGAGAACTACAAAAACGGCAAGTGGTTTATCTGCATCGACTACGGCCGCTATGCGCCTAACGAAACAATGGTTTACCAGCTCAACGCGAGCGACGAAATCATCGAAGAATTCCTGGGAGAAGTATTGAAATGATGACAAGCCGCGTTCGCCAGATGATCCAAGCAACCCTCGGCGGGTTGCCTGTCATGCAAAAAATCGACGACTTTGACCCGCCGAAAATCGACTTCGATATGGAGACGATGCAGGGCGGTCGCTTCATCGAGGAGGAAATGGCTAAGGGCCTCAAGGCGCTGGTGGCCAAGCTCACGCTGCAGGGTATCGGCTTGCCGATCATGCTGGCCCTGGGCGCTGAGGGTGCCGCCAATGTGCTGCTGCAGGTCCGCGAGGCCGGCGTCGATCAGGATGACCAAGAGTTTTTTACCTATCACACGATCGGCGGCAAGCTGAAAGTGCTGGAAGAAAAAACCGTCAAAATGAAAGACAAGCCGGTCACCGTCCTCGAGCTCGCCGTGCGGACCTATGAGCGCCGCGAGAACGGCGTCGTGGTGATCGATATCGACACCCGCACTCAAAAGCTGGTGCTCAACGGCGAGGACATCCTCAAGGGCGCCCGCCGCCTGGTGCTTATGTCCTAAGCGCCACCCCTCACCCGTCACCTGCAGAGCCGTCCACCTGGGCGGCTTTTTCGTTTGCGTAAGGAATTACCCCCATGAGCTGGAACCCGCCTGTTCACACTCTGCTGTGCCCGATCGACTCCCCCGAGCGCGGCACCCTCACCGAGATCGCTTTCAAGGCATTCAGCCACGGCGAACACGCGAAAATTGTCGCCAACACCGAAAAGGACAAGGACGACGGCGATCGCCGCGAGGAGCAGCTCATTCAGCTCGCCACCGGCCTGACCGACGCCGAGCTCGAGCAGCTCAAGCGGCCCGACTATCTGAGCCTTACCTCGCTGCTCTATGAGTACGTGAACAACACCGCGGCCCACTACCTGGGCGATCCCGAGGACGCCGACGCGCCGCCGCTGCTGCAGCCGATCAGCGTTATGGGGCAGGAGCTCACCAGCCTGACGCTGGAAATGCCTGCAGTAAAAGCGGCGAAGGTCATGGCCAAGCAGAAGACGGCGCAAGAGCGTACCGACTTCATTTCGGCGCACTGCTCGGGCCTGGGCGTGGTCGAGCTCGGCCTGCTGTCGGTGCCTGACTGGAACACCCTGCAATTGAGACTCAACCATTTTTTAAACCAACCGGCGTCTTTCTTTCAGAACGCGACATCGAAGTAATTCTCGACGTTGTGCCCCTCGTCTATCCCGTCGGCGAGGCTGAGATTCTGGAATGGGACGCCGAGAAGGCGATGCGGCGCTACGACATAGCGATCGCGCGCCTCGGGGTTGCAAAGGAGTAGGGCGGCATGGCCGAATCGAAATACTCCCTAAAGCTGGCCGCCATCGATGCCTATTCGTCCACGTTTGGCGATATGGGCAAGAAGTCGGCCAAGCTGCAGGACCAGCTCCGCGAGCAGCAGGCCGAGCTCCGCCGGCTTAACAGCCAGGCCAAGGACGTCGAGGGCTATGCCCGCCTCGGTGCCAGCCTCGAGCAGAACCGCAAGCAACTCGGCACCGCGCGCGCTGAGCAGCAGCGGCTAAGCCGCGAGCACGCCGCGGCGCAGAATCGCGTCATGGAGCTCGGCACGGCCTACGGTCGCGCGACGGTGGCCACCAAGGCGCTCGAGACGTCGACCACCGCGACCAAGGGCCAGATTAAGGCGGCCGCCCTCGAGCAGCAGCGCCTCGAGCGCGAGCTCAATGCGGCTACCCTGGCCGAGAAAAAACTCGCCAATCAGCACGACAAGGCGGCGGCCAGTGCCGGCGGCCTCGAGCGTGCTGTGCGCCGCGAGCATGGCGAGCTCGATCGCCTGGGCGGCTCGCTCACGCGCGCCGGCGTGGATCTGACCAAGCTGGCCGCCGAGCAGCTACGCCTCAAGAACGCCACCAACTCGGCCACCGCTGCCCTGGACGCGCAGCGCGCGAAGCTGGACGCCGTTAAGCGTTCCTCCGGCAAGATCGAGGAGAACCGCAACAAGCGCGCGGAACTGCGCGGGCAGATGGTCGAGACGGCGGCGATCGGTTATCTCGCGAGCCGGCCGGTCGACAAGGCGATGCAGCTCGAGACGGCCATGGCTGACGTCGGCAAGGTGCTGACGTTTTCCAAGGACGATGGCGAGCAGAAGGCCGGCATTAAGTCGATGGCCTCGGACAACCTCAAGCTGGCCAGCGATCGCCGTATCGCCAGCGCCGGCATGACCGCGGTCGACCTGGCAAAAATCGAATACGCGGCAGGCCAGTCGGGCATTGGTAAGGACGCCAAAACACCCGAGGCGCGCCGCACGCAGATCATGGACTTCACCAAGGACGCGGCCATTATGGGCGCGGCCTTCGATATCGATGCGAAGACGGCCGGCGAGACAATGGCCGGCTGGCAAGCCTCTATGAAACTGGATCGCGGCGGCACCCTCGACCTGGCTGACGCCACGAACTACCTGGGGAATAGCTTCAACGCGCAGGCGGCAGACATTGCCGCCGTCGTTAAGCGTTTCGGCGCAGTAGGCTCGGCCTCGGGCATGAAACCCGAGCAGAGCGCGGCCCTTTCGGCTGCTCTGCTCAACCCGGGCACCGAGAAAGAAATCGCCGGTACCGGCTTTAAAAACTTCCTTTCCGCACTGACCGCGGGCAAGTCGGCAACCAAGGGCGAGAAGGCGCAGTGGAAAGATCTAGGGTTTGATCCCGAGGATCTGGCGACTGACATGCAGAAGAACGCGCCGGCGACGATTATGTCGGTGCTGCAGGCGATCAAGGCCGCGCCAAAGGAGGAGCAAGCGGCCATTGCCACGACGCTTTTCGGGTCCGAATCGATCGGCGCTATTCAGCCGTTGATTGAGAACCTCGAGCCGCTGCAGCAGGCTTTCGCCATGGTGGCCGATAAGTCGAAATATGCGACGTCGGCGCTCGGCGATCAAGCGTCGATGATGCAGGAGGCCGAGGGCGTGGCGAAGACTTCGCGAACGTCGTGGAACGCCTTCACATCTCGAATTGACCGCATGACCACCCTTGTCGGCAATGCCATGCTGCCGGCGCTTAATGCTGTGCTTGTGCCCATGGGCGCAGTGGTCGACGGCATTAGCTGGGCCGCCGAGAAATTCCCGAACATCACTGGCGCCCTCGCTGTGGCGGCGGGTGGCCTGGCCGCGCTGAAAGTCGGCGCGCTCGGGGTCAAGTTCGTCGGCCTGCTGCTCGGCCAGGCGTTCAACAAGGCGGGGCTAGCCCGGGCCAAGTTGGACGGCACCACGGCCCGAACGGCGAGCGTCGCGGATCTGGCCGTTTCGCGCCTGAACGCCTCGATGGGCCGCCTAGGCACCACGGGCGCCGCTGGAGGCGCTGGCGACGGCGTAGGCGATGCGGGCGGCAAGAAGCGAGGGAAAGGCAAGGCTAGCTCCCTAAAGTCGCGTGGAGCACGAATTGCTCGCGGTGCTGGCCGTGTCGCGGCACCGCTCGCGCTTGCGGTCGGCGGCATTGAGGTTATCAACGGCCTGCAGAATGGTGACTCCGAGGAGGTCGGCCGGGGCGTCGGCAACGCCGCCGGCGGCATGGGTGGCGCCTGGGCGGGTGGTGCGGCGGGCGCTGCGATCGGCACGCTTATCCTGCCTGGCGTGGGCACTGCGATCGGCGCCGCCGTTGGCTCGCTGGCCGGCGGTTTTGCTGGCAGCGAGCTCGGTTCCTGGGTCGGCGAGAAGGCTGGCGGGCTCTATGACTGGGCAACCGGAAAAGACGATGAGTCCCCGAGCAAGGCCGAGGCGCTCGCGCCGGCCGCTGCGACCATTGTGGCGCCTGGTGCGCCTGGTGCGCCCGGCGTGCCTGGTATGGCTGTCGCATTGGCCCCGGCCACCGCCGCGCTTTCTCCGGCCACCCCGCCGCTGGCTCCGTCCGCCGCGGTGCTCGGCACGCCTTCGGCTTCGCAAGCGATGGCTCCGGGTGTGGTTCCGCTCATGGCCACCGCTGCACAGCCGGCTTTCCCTGGCGCGGCTCCTGCGACGGGTCTGCCGCTTCCTGCTGTGCCTGCAGCGGCCGCCCTGGCGCCGTCTGCAGTCGCCAGCGAGGCCCTGGAGCCTTCGGGCGTGGGTGACATGCTCGGGCGAGCCATGACTGCCGTTGATAGCGGGCTCGGCGCGGCCGGTAGCTGGCTCGGCGACGTGTTGGATAAGTTGGGCAACTTGCTGCAGGCGCCCGATGCGGTCGCCAAGGACGTCGCGCAGGCGTCGGATAATCGGCAGACTACTTTCGCCCCAACACTCCAAATAAACGGCGCTGACCAAGCCACCAGCCAGGCTCTGGCCGACAAGATCGTGGCCCAACTGCAGGCGCAGTTTATGCCGATGTTTACCGCCCCCTCGCTCGCGATCGCGCGCGGGGCCTCACTCACTGACGGGAGCAGCTAATGCCGCAGCAAATGGCCCTCGGGTCGTTCGTTTTTGGTCTGGCCACCGATTTTCCTTATGACACCCTCGAGCGCGCCACGGATGGCGGCTGGGTGGATCTCGACATTATTTCGAGCAAGCCCAAGTCGCACCAGACCGGCCAGGGTCTCGAGACCTTGCGCCTCAAGGGCAAGGCCGCCCGCGGCGCTGGCATGACGCGCGTCGATCAGCTTCGCGCCCTGGCCAACGCTCGCGCGCCGCATGTGCTGGTCGACGCGCTGGGCCGCGTGTGGGGTCGCTGGCGGGTCGATAAGGTCACCGAGAATCAGACGCGTGTGATCGATGACGGCACGGCGACCATGCTCGAGTGGGTGATCGAGCTCAAGGAATTCGTGAATGCGTAATGTCCGGTCAATTGCCGGCGACACGGTCGCCAGGCTGCTCTATCGCGAACTCGGGCGCTGCGATGACGCGGCCGAGGAGGCGCTCTGGCTTATCAATGATGGCCTGGCCAGTTATGGCCCGGTTCTGCCTGCTGGCGTGTTGGCAATGCTGCCCGAGCTCGAGGAGCAGGCCACCGCGGCCGCGCCGGTTTCACCATGGGATTAAGGGGGGCGCTATGTCTCTAGGTTTCACCCCGGACGTCGAGGTATACGGCGCCGGCGCGGCGACGATCAACTCGCGCCTAATCGATTGGGAGCTCGTCGACGCGGCGGGCATCGAATCGGATCAGCTCAAGCTGACAGTGAATATCGAAGGCTTTGATAGTCTGCCCGCCAAGGGTGCGAAAATCGGTATTCGTATCGGCTACGTCGAGTCGGGGCTCGTCGATAAGGGCGAGTTTATTATCAGCCGATTAACGCCTAACCTGTTCCCGTCGCGCGTGGTGATTGTGGCCACGGCCGCCCCCTTCACGCCGAACGACGAGGCAGGATTCCGCGCCAGGCGCTCGGCCAGTCACGGCCCGACAACCTTGGGCGCCTTGTTCCGCGAGCTGACTGGAAAGTATGGTTTTTCGCCCCGGGTTTCTCCCGAGCTGGCCATGCTCCAAATCGAGCACGTCGACCAGTCGAACGAGACTGATATGGGTTTTCTGACGCGCCTGGCTCAACAATATGATGCCGTGACAAAGCCGGTTAACGGCCTGTACGTGCTCGCCCGCCGCGGCCAGGTTAAGTCGCTATCCGGGCAGATCTTGCCCAAGGTGACGCTGTCGGTAACCAACGATAACCGGCCGGGCGATAAGTCGTTCACGATGGCCAGTATCGACGACGACAGCCGCGTAAAATTCAAGGGCTGTAAAACGACCTGGTGGGATGGCTCGGCCGGCAAAGAGTGCGTCGTCGAGGTGGGCGTCGAGCCGTTCAATAAGGTGCGCCAGCGCTATCAGGGCGAGGCCGAGGCCAAGGCAGCGGCCGAGGCTCAATCGCGCAAGCAGGACCGCGAGGCCGTCAAGCTGCGCGTCGACTGCCCGGGCAATCCGGCACTGACGGCCGAGGGCCTGGTCGGCCTCGATGCAAGCTGGCCGAGCTTCATGCAAGGCGACTGGTCTGCCGATCGGGTAACGCACAGCGGGAGTCGTCAGCAGAGTTTTCGCAGCTCGCTCGAGGCGAGCTATCCCGAGGGTCGTGTCGGCTGACCGGCGGTCCCGTTTTCCCAACTTGACGAGCCCCCATCGCCTGGCGCGGTGGGGGCCTTTTTTTTCGTCTGGTGGTTGCGTACTGTAACCAATATGGTTACACTTACCACCATGATAAAGACATTCAAACATAAGGGCCTCCGGGCCTTCTTCGACACTGGTAGCACTAAGGGCATCCAAGCCGCTCATGCAAAGCGCTTAAATCAAGTGCTCGGTGTGCTGGACAGGGTTGCCGGTCCCGAGGAGATAGAAATGCCGGGCTTTCGCCTTCATCCTCTCAAGGGCAACCTGGCCGGTTATTGGTCCTTATCTGTTAGCGGAAACTGGCGCGTTATCTTCCGTTTCGACGGCGCCGACACTGAATTGCTTGATTACCTCGACTATCACTAAGGAGGCCCTATGGCCATGCACAATCCCCCGCATCCTGGCGCCGTCCTCGAGACGGTTTTCGAGGAGACCCCCATTTCTATCTCGGAGGCCGCGCGCAAGCTCAATCTGAGCCGCGGTTTTCTGTCGGCCGTGGTAAACGGCCGCAAGCCGGTGCGAGCCGACCTGGCTGTGCGCCTGGAGCTCGCAGGGCTTTCCACTGCCCGTTTCTGGCTATCCATGCAGGCCGGTTATGACCAGTGGGAGGCCGAGCAAGTGGCGCACCCCGAGGTCGAGCGGATCGCCGCCGCCTGACTTATCGCGACCAATAAAAAGCCCCCACTGCCTCGCGGCGGTGGGGGCTTTTTTTTGTGCCCGAAAATCAGCCGATCATTGCAGGCCCTGGGCGCGGCTGGCTTTGATTTCGCTCGCAAGGTTGCGCGCGGTGCGGATTAAAAAGAGAGTCACCTTGCCGCTGAACAATGCGCCCGCGAACAATAGGCCGAGGAGAATTTCCAGCCCGCTCGATTCGTGTCGGCTCATGGTGCTGGCACTCCCGCGGCTGGCTTTGGCGCCCTGTCGACTTCGGCCTGCAGCCAGGTCAGCACGTCCGCCCGGGCCAGATCCGCGCCAGGCAACGGCAGGCGGCCGGGTAGCGTGGCCAGGTAGTCGGCCAGGTTCTGATTGTTCGCTCGGCAGATCCGCAGGCGATGGTTGAGCAGGATCTGCTCGGCCTCGCTGTCGTCGAGGCGCTCAAGCAGCGGCTGCAGCACGTCGCTGGCAGCGGTGACGATTTCGACGATGCGCGGATCTACAGGGGTCGCGGTGCCGAGGTAGTGGTCGACCATGCGCGTGCGGCTGTAGTCCTCCTGCAGCAACGCTGCAAGGCGCTGCGCGCCGCGCTCGAGCTCATGCACTGAGGTAGCCATTATGCGGCCCTCCTGAGCAGGTCATGCAGCGCCTCGGCAACGCATGGGGGCGCCTGGTCGGCAAATGCCTCGAGTAGTTGGCGCGAAGCGGTTAGGAGCTGGCTGACGGGAAGGTCGAGCAGCGTGGTATAGTCCTTTCTGGACATAGTTGGGCCTCACAGGGTTTTGATTGTGTCTACGCCTGGTCACGGTTGCACCCGTGGCCCGGCACCTTTCTCGCCTTACTTCGGCAAGCCATCCAGTCGCCGCTTTAGCTCGGCAACGTCACGCACGGGGTACTGTCCATCCCCGCGCGAATACTTCTCGAATAAATCCTCGATCGCTTCCATCAGCAGCAGCTTTACCGCTGTGTTGTTGGTCGACAGGTTTTTGAGCTCGGTCAGACCCATGGCATACCGCGCCGGGCCGGTGAAATAGACGCGCTCGTCTTTCGGTGCGTCGGCCAGAACGGCTCGGGCCTGCGCTTCGCCTGCGCGTTCGTTGTTCGTCGGGCGGCGCGTAAGTAGGGGTTTCTTGTCGGTCATTGTTGCGTTTCCAGTAGTGCTAAAACTTCGGCGGTGATGGCTTCGATTTCTTGTCGGGCCGGGTCGGTGGCAGGCAGGTCCATTACGCTCTCGCCGGCGCCGACGCCTTTGATATATGCCTGCCGCTTGCACGTCTGCGCGTTCAATACGGGCAGGCCGTAGGATTCGAGGTGCTCGCGGATCTCGCCGGCCAGCTTCGTGTTGGGTATGGCCTGGCTGACCAGTGTCACGGCGATCGGCTTGCCGTCTGCCAGCTCCTGCCGTTCCTTTACGAGATTGATCGTCGGCTCGCTGGCCCATATGTCGTATGGCGACGGCTGAACCGGAATTATCACCAGATCCGCGACCTTGAGCGCGGCCGCCATGAGGGCGTCGAGCGCGGGTTTGCCATCGATGACCACGACGTCGTAACCGCCCGCAATGGCCGGCAGGTCGCGCGCCAGGTTGGCTCCAATGCTGACCACGGGGATTACGCCCGGATCGCCTTCACCCTTGTCACGGCTCGCTGCCCAATTCGACGCCGAGCCCTGTGGGTCATAGTCGACCAGCAGGACCTTGAGGCCGTGCTTAACCTTTAGGCAGCTACTAAGACTCGTCGAGGTGGTCGTTTTGCCCGGTCCTCCCTTCTCACTTACGACAGCAATGATCTTTGCTCGCATTGTCCGGCACCCTTCTGTTGTTGTCCGTGGCCGCATCATATGCGCTTTTGCGTAAAGGCGTAAAGACGTAAAAGCGCAAAAACGCATAGGTCCGCTTTTGCCTGTAAAGACAATGGCGCCCGAACGGGCGTCGTCCTTTCTAGCCTTCCCTGTAAGCCCCTGTTTTCGCGGGGTCCCTTCTTGCCTGCGCAGCCGTGTCCTTTCCGTCCCTACCTGTATTCCCGATCGTCTGAATGACTTAGCCCTATGGTCGTCACCTATCCTTACCAGCTTGTCAACCTCCTCGCTTGCCCGACCTCGAACAATCTTGCACCTAGGGCAGTGGGTGTATGCGCACCCATTCCATACACCCCAAGCCCCATAAGTGCATACACCCCAAGCCCTACAATG